AGAGGCAGATATGAAAAGAGACGAAATCTTGGACAAAGCAAAAGAACTTATTAACGGCCCGCGGGCAAAAGATTATGGGGACGCTTTTGCCAATCATCAACGCATAGCGGATGGATGGAACATAATTCTCAAGTCTGTGGGGGAAGTAACCCCCGCGCATGTGGCGCTAATGATGGACTGGGTAAAAACCAGTCGCCTGTTAGAAACGATAGACCATATGGATTCGTGGATCGACAAGGCGGGATACACCGGGTTGGGGGCGGAGTTTGCCTCCGAGCAGAATACAAAAAACAAAAAACCGCTAAACCTCTTTAAAGGCAACGGCCGTATAAACGAGCCTGTTGAGAAAATTATGGCAGAAGTGCAGGAAAAACACCCCGACGTTACTCTGCCCACATTCAAAAGCAGTCAAACGTAATGCAAACAAAAATGCAAATGCCGATGTTCCCGCCCAAAACGGAATGGGTGCCCCCGAGCGAACTGCCGGACTTAACTGATGCAACGGAGCTTTGCATCGACCTTGAAACCAAAGACCCCAATTTGAAAACCACAGGGCCCGGGTGGCCCACTAAGGACGGGGAAATCATTGGCTTTGCTGTTGCGACAAGCGGCTGGTCCGGGTACATCCCGGTCCGCCATTGGGGCGGCGGCAACCTAGACGAAAAAATAGTGCGGCGCTGGTTACAGAAACAATTGAACTCGCCCGGCGATAAAATAATGCACAACGCCCAGTATGATTTGGGTTGGCTGCGCGCAGACGGCTACAACGTCAACGGCCGTATTATTGACACCATGGTTACGGCAAACTTGCTGGACGAAAACCGCTTTAGTTATGCGCTCAATGCGTTGGGATACGATTATTTGGGCAAAACCAAGGCGGAGAAGGGGCTGAAAGAGGCCGCGCGGGAGTTTGGCGTAGACCCCAAAAGCGAAATGTGGAAGCTGCCGGCAATGTATGTCGGAGGGTATGCCGAGGGCGACGCAACACTGACCTTGGAACTCTGGAACCACTTTAAGACAGAGATAAACCGCGAGGATCTTTGGTCTATTTGGGAGCTAGAAAACAGCTTACTCCCATGCCTTGTGGACATGACCCTAAAGGGCGTGCGCGTAAACCTAGATTTAGCGGAAAGATCCAAACAAACCGTTTTGAAAAGAGAAAAGGGTCTGCTAAAAAAGATTAAAGATATTGTTGGAAAGGATGTAGAAATATGGGCAGCACAATCAATAGCTCAAGCCTTTGATAAAGCCGGTCTGGAATATCCGCGCACAGAAAAAGGCGCTCCCTCGTTTACTAAACAATTTCTCTCAGAACATCCGCACGAATTGGCGCAATCAATTGTGCAAGCGCGGGCGTATAACAAAATAAACGGCACCTTTATTGACGGCTTGCTGCGCTACGTGGGACCAGATGGGCGGATCCACGGGCACATAAACCAAATCCGATCAGAAGATGGCGGTACAGTCAGCGGCCGCGTGTCCATGTCTAACCCCAACCTTCAACAAATCCCGGCCCGCGACCCGGAGCTAGGCCCAATGATCCGCAGCCTGTTCTTGCCAGAAGAAGGTGAGCAGTGGGCGTCCATTGACTTCTCGCAACAAGAACCGCGCATCGCGGTCCATTATGCAGATGCCTACGGTAAAAGCACCCGGTCCCAATTAGCCGGCGTGGCCGAGATGGTAGACGCCTACACCAACGATCCCAACACAGATTTTCATACCATGGTGGCCGAAATGACCGGGCTTAAACGTAAAGCCGCTAAATCTGTCGGCCTCGGCATTATTTACGGCATGGGCGTTAATAAACTTTCCGGGGAATTAGACGTTTCAGTGGACGAAGCCCGCGCAATACTAAAACAATTCAACTCCACGTTGCCTTTTCTAAAACAACTAAACTCAGGCGTGCAAAGAAGGCTAGAAGACCCCCGGTCAAGCGGCTCTGTGCGCTCGCTGCACGGCAGAAAGTGCCGATTTAACCTTTGGGAGCCAGACACGTTTGATATGCACAAGGCCATGCCCTACCAAGAAGCCGTCGCGGCCCACGGGCCAACTACCCGCCTCAAGCGCGCCATGACATACAAGGCCCTCAACAGGCTTATTCAAGCCTCGGCCGCGGATATGACCAAGAAAGCATGGTTAGAAGTCTACAAAGCAGGGCACACCCCGCTTATTCAGGTGCATGACGAACTGGCATTTAGCGTGGACAGCTTAGATAAAGCCAAAGAAATTAGAGAAATAATGGAAAACTCCATTTCTCTTTGCATTCCAAACAAATGCGATATTGACATCGGCCCATCTTGGGGCGAAACTAAAGAGATATAGACTGCTTGACTCTATATGCCTGTGGCGGGGGCTCCTCTCATTGTTCTTTTTCTCCAAATAAAGCACTTGGAGCCCCGCACGCAACTACCCCCTTTCCCGGCTAGGATTCGCACTGCAACGGAAAGGGGGTTTTTTCTTGCTTATCATTTGGTCATCTTATATATTCCCACATAACGAAGTGGGGGTTATCACCATGGACACCAAAAAATGGAAAAGCGTACTGGTTCCGCGCGAAACCTACGAGGAATTAGTCGCCGTTGCCTTTATAGAAGGACGCACCATTGGCGGCCAGCTGCGCATGATGTTTGATTTCTGGAAGAATGGAAACCTTTCAGAAAACGATATGCGCGTGCTAAAGTCTCAGGTCCGCAAAAACAGACAAGCCAGAAAAGAAGAAGCCGAAAAAATTCTGGAAAAAGCCGTTAAAAAAGAAACGGAAGAAGCTTTTCGTATCGCCGGCATAGAAACCTTGCGCCCCAGATGACCGCTTTACTCTTTGGGCAAATGTCCGACCCCAATATTGCCGCGCTGCGCAGCCACTTTGATCTGTTCGTAGACCAATCCCAAAACCTACACTGGGACATAACTACCGACACCCTAACAGTGGACGGCCATGAAATTAATTTTAATGCAAGCTTCGGGCGCGCAAACGTCTTCGCAGAAAACACTTGGACAATGTATTCCAACGCGTATCTGATATCAAACTACGTTCGCGCGCACCCAAACATAAAACAATACAATCCTAATTACGAGCAAGAAACACCCTATAAACTAAAAAACCTTGTCCTAGCCAAACAATGCGGACTACATGTCCCCGATACAGAAGCCGGAATAGAAACAGGACGGCCAGATACCATAATAAAACCCATTACCGGAGGAGCGCACGCCGCCCACGGCTCACGGGCCGATTACCCCGTCATTTTGCAACAGCGCATAGACGGCCTTAATAAGCGCCTCTTTGTTATTGGCGACGATATCTTTGTCTTTGGGCTGGCGTCCACGCATCTCGACTACCGGGACGACCCTAACCCATCCCTCTTTGTTTCTGAAATAGATCATGCTATAGTCCCGCAAGTGCGTAAACTTATGGGCAAGATAAATCTTACGTTTGGCGCCGCCGACTTTATAGATGATGGCAACAAAACGTGGTTTTTAGAGATTAATTCCAGCCCCATGTTTGCGGCGTTTAATAACGTGGTTGCGGGCAAATTAGCAGAAAGCTTGCGCGCTAACCTTAAATAAGGGTGGAAAAGGCGGAGAAAATTTTATGTTATTTGAAAACAATTATATGTTACCACAAAACCAAATAACACGCGCAGCATTGGGTTTTGAAAACAATCAAACGCCACAACCATTATTTGAATTACCCGGCGCCGGAGTAGCCAAGGTTAATCCTGAACTCCAAAGCGCCTCCATCACGCGGGCCATAGGAGAAGATGGAAACTTCGGAGGCGCCATAGCCACAACCCAAGCCAGTTTTGAAGACGGCACCATTCCTCCCCCCGGTTCCCTGCAAGAACTTGAATCGGTTTTTCCTAATGAAAACGTAGGCGAAACAATAGGCAATATTCTCAAACCGGGAGGCGCCATAGTTACAACCATGGCCGTAGGCGAAGAGGGCGATATGCCCGGTCCACCCGGCGGAGAGCAACTCACAACCCTACCAATTGGGGAAGACGCCATAGCCCCAACCATGCCCTACCAACCCATGGAAAACCCGTTTCACGGCCCTGCTATAACCATGGCCATAGGCGAAACCGGCATCGGATTTCCACCCGGCGGAGAGCAAATCACAACCATGGCCGTAGGCGAAGAAACGGGCGGACCTCCCGGTCAACTCCCCCCTCAAATAGGCGGACCCACAACCCAAGCTGTGGGCGAAGAAGGGGGCCCATCCGGACCCCCCGGCCAACTCGTGCAGCCACAACCGCGGCCACCAATGCCCCTCCCCGGGGGCAATGGAAAAGGCGGTGGCGGCTTCCAACAACCTCCCGCATACCAAAGACCGCCTAACCCCTTTATGGGAGGGGGTTATGGCGGTTATGGCGGCGGATTTGGCGGCGGCTTTCAACCACAACCTTACCAACAGCCTTACCAACCGCGGCCCATGTACCAACCACAGCCATATGGCGGTGGATTTGGCGGAGGAGGTAAAGGTGGCGGGGGAGGCTTCCAGCCGCAGCCGTTCATGCCGCAGCAACCATATCAACAACCGTACCAGCAACCATATCAACCGCCG